ACTACTAAACCTATTGCTATTGCTATTGCACCAAGTACCGCACCTACTGGATTTGCTAAGAACGCTGCATTCCATGCCCATTGTAAAGCTGTTCCTATTCTTGTAGTTGTTCCTAAATACAATTGCATTACAGCTAAAGCATTATAAGCTGCTGATATTCCACTTATTACACCAACTATCATCATAGAAGTTTTTTGAAAAATAAACGCTGCCGCAACCCCGTATATTATAGGGCTTAATGTATTAAATGTATCTACTAGGAAACCACCTGCTGTTACCAATGTTTCAAACGCACCTACTGCTAATTGTACGCCACCTACTATAAAATTTTCTATCGATTCTTTATTGTCATCAAATGCTAAAAGTATTTTTTCGAGCGATGGTAATAATTGTTTACCGGCAACAGTTGATGTTTCGGCTAGCCAATTTTTAGCACCTCTTAATCTACCACTCAAATTATTTGCTTCACTTGCCGCTTTCCCTATGGAGTCGGCTGAATTTCTAGTGGCCACGTCTAATCTCAATTGCATTTTTTCTAATGGCTGTAAATCCGCAAAATTCTTTTTATATCCTCGCCTTTGAGCTTCTAACGCAAGGGTAGCTTCCGTTACACCTAAACCGAATTTTTTGCCTGCTTGATGTTGCCCAACTAATACAGACTGTAAATTACCTCTTGCCATTTCCTTACTCGTATTACCCATAGCTGCTAAATCATCAGCGAGCATTGTAAACGATTTACTCATCTCAAACGCTTCTACTCTTGTTGCCCCAAAACCTACGGTTAAGTTCTGCATGTCGGCCATAGCTTCACGTGTTGCAAACTTATTATCTCTTATAGTTTTAGCATATTGATCCGACCATGTCCTCGCTTCATCTGATACGCCGCCAAATACTGTATTAAATTTGTCTGTTTCTTCTATTAAATTCAGAGCTTCTTGTCCAGCAAACTTAAAAGCACGCCCTATTTCGTATATTCCAACTATCGCACCTATTTTTTTAGCCATACTACCTATACTGCTACCGGCCCGTTTAGAATTTTTATCAAGCGTTTTCATCTCTGAACCAGCTTTTTTTGTTTCTTTTGTTAAATCATTTACAGCATCGTCACCTTTTCTTAATTCTTTTTCGTTTACATCAAAGTCGACACCTATAAATAAATCTCTTAAACTCATGTTTCACCTCCTTAAGGCCCTAATCGCCTTTTATATTAACCAGGGCCTGGTGTGATATTGCCAATTCTTCATAATCCATTTTCATTACAAAGTTGTATTCCATGCCGCCTATATAAATTAATTCGTAAAACATATTATATAATTTTGCTTTATGTTTCACGTCCGAATCTTTTAATTTAGGCTGTAAGAAACGTTTCGCACTCCGTTATTAACTCTAACAGAGCTTTGAAACCCCCTCTTTTTTGTTCTTCATCTTCAAAATCTTCTATTTTAACATTAGGATCAACAACAACATGCTCCAAATAATCATCTATCATCCGAACCTGTGATGGGTTAGGTTTCCCCGGTGGTGTGTTGTCCTCTACTGTTTTTAAATACCACCTGTAACCTGGACTTTGTAATTTATATTCTTTACCGTTTACTTTAACTTTCTTGTTATTAGCCATTTATACCTCCTTATTTATATGTTACCGAATGTTCCGGACAATCAAACGCCCATTCTAACTCGCCAATTTCTTTGCCTTTTGACTCATCAGGTCTTTTCATTATAACTGCATCAGACGCTGATATTGTTTTCCCGCCATCGTTGAAATCTATGAAAGTTACATTTAACTGTGTTCTGTTTTGATATAATCTTTCTAAATAAGCATTTGATGGTGATGTGTTTTTTAGAAAAGCTTTAAGACTACATGGATTACCCGCACGTTCAGAATAATCAACCTCACCTTTTACACCCTCAAATCTTGTAAAACGGTCCGCTCCTTCTTCGTAACTGTAAGCGTCGCCATCTCTGAAACCTGTTAAGTATACGCCATTAATAATTACCGTTAATTTCTTGCCACTATAAGCCATTATTTGCCCCCTTTTATAATGCTAATTCTATATTATCGCGTGTTACAATCCGACCTGTTGCTGCTAAACCCTCAATTGCTCCTGCTTCTACATATTTAAACGATAACGTTCTTAAAACTCTGTCATCAAAATCAGATTGTGGTATATCTGCTGCCGGTACCGCTGTAACCGTAAATAATGCTTGTCCACCAGCGTTTTCTGCAATGATTCCTTGTCTAAATGCTTGATTGAGTCTATTTTCAAATACTGATACAACTTGTGCTATTCCGTTATCATCATATGGTACTTTGTCGCTGTTGATTAGTAATGTCGCAACATCTTCTTCTAATCTAATATCAATATAATCTTCTGACCGTTGTTGATCTATATACAAGCTACCTTGTAAAAAACCATTAGAGGTTACTATTCTGCCGTAAGAATTAATAACAACATTGTATCTAGCTGCTGATAATTCCAGCAATACAGTTCCGCTTAATGCTTCGGGTGTAATTCCTGCAAGTTCTGCGTTCTTCCATGTTAAACTACCAGGTAATCTTGGACTACCATATCCCAACATTGCCATTTCCGGGTATTCTTCTGTTTGAGTTGTATAATAAATTGCTGTATTACTTCCCCATGTTGTTACCGTCGAAACGCTAGGTAGTACATCAGTTCTAACAAAACAACCTTTTGCATAAGCGCCGGCCCACGCTGAAACTTCTTCTTGACTTGCTTCGTCGCTTGCTTCTAGTGTTACAAAATAAAAGTCTTTACTATCTTGTACTAGCGTGTCTAAAAATGCTGATAAATCAGTTACTTCATCTACTCCTGCTTCGTATGCTATTCCCGCAACTGCAAACTTTTCTGGCTGTATATCTTGACTCATTAGCGCTTGTGCCATTTTATATACAGTTGTGCTTGTATCAAAATCCTCTGTTAAACTTGCCAAATCGCCATAAACTGAATAAGCTTGTGCTGTATTTGCTAAGATTAAAACTGTACCAAAGCCTGCTCTAGTAACGCCGCCCGTTTCTCTTAAAATGTTAATACTAATATCACTCATTAATCTTCCTCCTTAGTTTCCACCGTTTCAATGAACGGTATATTCTTAATAAATTTGTCGTCAATTCTTATGTCTACATCGAAACCTTTTGTATTGTCAAACTCTGCACTCAATATAGTATTTCTATTGCTAGTCGATGTTATGTTTACAACAGACATGTTGTATTTGCTCTCTAAATCGCCCATGTAACGGAAGTAATCTCTTATTTGATTAATACCATCATCTAAATTATCTTTGCTGTGGTGCGTTATTGAGAGTGTTAAAATTACATTGTTCGAATACTCTTTGTCAACACTATTAACATTAGATGTTATTTTTAATTCTTCCCACTCATTCTCAAGCGGTTCCGCTATTATATTCAGTTCTGCATAAGGCATTGGTGGTTTAGGGCCATTTTGTGCGGATAGAATAGTTAATAATATACTATTTAAATCTAGTAATATATCTCTTATTATATTTTCTTTAGCATACATTAACCCACCACCTTTTTAGCAATATAACTTCTTATTTTACCATGATGTGACTGGTCTAGTTCGTCTTCTATTGAATATTCTTCTGTGTCAACTATGATATCGCCTTTTTTTAAATTAATACTGTCTTTAACTACTAACTTTTTATCTAAAGTTGTATATTCGCCACTTGTTAAAGTTTGTACTTGCTTATAAGTTAAATTGAGCAATACTCCGAATACAGTAGTGTCCGTTTTTGTTGGTTCTTGATATATCCCGTTTACATATCTACCTCCCGATATAATCTTTACCGTTACATCTTGTCCGAACTCATCAACTAAACTTCTCATATCCATCATATCACCACCTTATAAGTTATTGCATTGAGTAATTCGCCTGTGTCAATTAAAGGATCATCGCTACCCTTTTGTTCAATTGTGAATGGGTGTAGCTTAGGGTTTTTAAGTTCTTTCATTTGCTCTTTCATTATATCAGCTAATACGTTACCTAATAATTTACCAAACGTTTCAACTTTAATGCTAGTTGTTAAAACTTCTTCAAGATATTTCTTAGCATTTTTTTGTATATCTTTCAGCTTGTCTATTGCTGTACTTCTAACATAGCTTCGCTCCGGTATAGTAATATATTGTGTACTACCTCTTAAAAATAAACCTTGCGATGCTAGATAACCTCGCATTTTCTCTGTTACCTCAATCTTAACGCCATATTCTTGCACTCTAGCAATCATTAGTAATTTATCGCCAGTATCACTGAATATACCAATGTGTATCTTCATACTGTTTAATTTGTTTATTTTATTGTATAATTTGTCTAAATTCTCACGTTCATCTTTGATAGTTATATACTTTGACATATTACCACTTTAGTTTCATATAGGGATAAACATAATTATATACTGTTGCTCTCATTTTATCGTCTGCTTGTAAAAAATCAACTGACATATCTTGTATAGATTTAGATGTATACCCTTTTTCAACTCCGTTTGCTATTAAGTTTGCAATTGCTAACTCAAACCCAGCCGGAATATCTGCTTCGATGTAAGAAGTGTTACATATGTCATTTAACCACTTTAAATATAATAATTCTTCTGTTGTAATGGTCTACACCTCCTTATAACACCTCTTTCAACTCTTTTATTAACTCATCTTTTTTCTTGTTAGCTACAATATCATTTTCTTGTGCTAATTCTTGTAATTCTCTATAAGATAAACTGTATATATCAACATCAACTTCTTCTTCAACTTCAACGTCAACGTCTTCAACATCTTTATCAACTTTATTTTCAGACTGTTTCATTTTTAAAAGAAGATCAAAGTTACCTTTTACTTTTTCCATAATTACCCCCTTGTATAAATAAAGGAAGGGATATTATTTCCCTCCCTAAATTAATAATACTATCCGTTAGTGATTGCCATTACTACACGAATATTCTTTTTGTCATACACTCTGTGGTGATTTACTGCTAATGCTAATTCGGCTAACTCTGGTGTGTCGCTAGCTACTGAACTTTCTACCCATTTGATACCTCGAGGGTGCATTAAAAAACGCTTTCTAGAGAATAATGCTTCTTTAGATTCTTTCGCTGTTCTATCGACTTCTGTTGGTACTTTAGCTGTTCCTTCGTTTATAGCAATTGCTCCGTTACCAAACAAGTATGAAGTGTACTTTGTACCACTAGTTACACCGTCAGCTGTTGGTAAACTGTCATCAACGATAATTGAATAATTACCTAAGTATAAACCAAATCCAACATCGTTTGATGCTTCCGGAATAAATTCAATTAAGTTGTTTTTCTTCATGTTAGCATAAACTTTTGAATGTACCATTAAACCAGTCAAGCTTTCAGATGAGTCGCCTAGTCTTTGCGCTGCATCAATAGTATTTGAACCGTCTAATGTTTTTCCAGTTAAACCGTCTGTGTCAACATCTTCTGATGATACGTCTAATACTAAATCGCCACCATCGTTTGCAATGTTATCCGCAAACATGCCATCTAATTGATTTAATAACACTTTTTGATAAGCTCTATCCCAGTATGCCATAACTCTATCGGCAATTCTAACCATAGGGTCTGAACCGGATAGGTCTGCTGCTAAGTCCTCTGCTCCCCAAGAATTAGCTGCATATAAAATTCTCGCTACATCTTTGCCGGCTGAAAGCGAATTAGTGGTAATAGTTGTACCACTTTGTATCATTTGTGGGTCACCGTCTAAATCTCCCCAAAATGGTAAGTTTACTGTGTCGCCACCGTCTGGCACTACTACGTCTGGAACCGCTTGTGCAATACCCGATCTGATTAATCTCGATTTATCTGGTGTGTTTTCTGTTGTATAGTTATTAAATACCTCTGGTACAATAACGTCTGCTAATAATGTATAAGCCATGTTTTCTCACTCCTCTAATTTTTAATTATTTCAATCCAAACTTTATTGGGTCAATCCCTGCCTGGATAATCAATTGTTTAGCCTTTTCAGGCTCTTGTCTTACCATCTTTCCTTGCTTAGTTAAATTATAAGTGTCGCCTGGTTTAAAAGGATTGTCAGATGAATTTTCATTTACTTTTTTTGTAGTGTTGGTACCATGCCCTTTAAACTTATCTTGTACAATTAAATAATCGTGCTGTTCTTTAATTAAGTCGGCCTGTTTCTGATACCCTAGTAAATCATCACCGTCAACTTTCATGGTTTCTCTATCTAGCAAATTTTTGAATGTATTTCTAGCCTTTGGATTAATATCCTTGTCGCCTGCAATCATTCGATCAAGTGCGTTGTCAAAATTCTTTTCATCTAATTTGTTTTGATATTCAACATCTTTCTGTGACAACTTTTCCTTGTAGTCACTAATTGCTTGCTCATATTCGTCAACCTTACCAGCTTTGCTTGTCAAGTCGTCTATTAGCCCCTGCTTTTCCTTAGTTGTTTCTTCAAACGCTTCAAATTCGCCTTTAAGCTTCTTGTAATCGTCTTTAGTCCTAAATTCAAGCGGGGTATTCTTCTTGCTAAAATCAACAATTTGACCTATAATTCCCTCATCTACATTCAACTCTTTCAACTTAGCTTCTAACTTATTAAATAACTCTATACTCATAATTTCCTCCTATAGTTGTTTTTATAGTGTTTCTCACACTTACAGTATCCGTTGTAGTTTATTGACATTTCGGTCTTATATTATTTTGTGTTGTAACTTAGAAAACAACGACAATTAATATCATCGCTTGCTGTTCCCATTTGTCCTGGTGCTTTACCTTGCCCACCGTTCTCACTTATGAAGTCATCATCTAATGGGATAGTTGTTCCATTTAATAAATCATGTGCTGGCCTAACTTTATCATCTTCCATTGACTCCCAAGTTTTGGTTGCTTCGATACCTATCGACATTGTGGCAACTGCTAAGGCTATTTTACTCCCCTCTGCTATCCTATGCCCTTTTGCTTCTGCTATGACGTTGGCATTGGTAAAATCATCATCGTATACTGATTTGACTTCTTTTTTAGTCTGTGTGGCTGTTTTATTCTCTTGCAAAGAGTTTTCTAACTTCTGACTAACATCAAAGTCCATCTTGTTTTGATTTCTGATTAACCTTTCCTCTGTTGTGGCACCAGCTATCGGCATATTTATAAACTCGTTCTTCTTAACCTGATCTATATTAAAGTTTAAGGCTCGGGATAATTCTTTCTCAAACAATTCTTTGTTACCATTAAAACCCTTGTCATAAACCGTTGAAAATAATTTGCCTAACTCCACTTGCTTAAAACTTTTAAGTGTTGAATTAACATTCTTTATATTTTTCTTAGTATTGAGTAATAACATAGTGCCTACCAGCAAGGCGTAATTTATATCCCCGTCATCATCTTCGTAATTGTCGTATATGTTATCAATATAACCGTTTAACGTATTTAACTGATTAGAGTATTCTTCCCGCAATGTATCTTCAAATTCTTCTAAAGGTTCATCTAATGCTTTTTCATCTAGCTTTTTATAATCTTCAAAAGTCATTGATTACCCCCTAAATTTCCTTTCCACCACTACGTTCAGCTTTTACCCTTTTCATTATTTCTTCTACATCATCTTTTTCGCCTACAAGTGGGTGCTTTCTGATTAATGTTTCTAGGTCAAGTATATTAGTTGAGTTTTTAACGGTTTCTGACTTAACTTTATCAACTTCAGCTTCTTCTTTCTTATCAGATATCTTAGTCCTCACAAATTCAAGTTTGATGTCTTTATTGGTATAACTTGTGTTCTTGTCTTTGTTGATATACTCGATAACAAATTTAAAGAAGTTATTTAATGCCCGCTGAAACTCCCTTTCCATCTTGTTAGCTTTTAAATCTAAGTTTTGATATAAGAATTGTAACGCTGTACCTGACTTCTGACCTAAATCCGAATTAGTAACATCGATGCCTTGTCCAAATACAAATATATTTCTTTCTAATCTATCCATCAATTCTTTTTTAGCTGCAATAGGTATCTCTATTGTTAGTGCTTCTAACTTAGCATCAGGCCCGTCTGTTTTTGCCATCTTATAGTATTTTAAGTTTCTTCTTATCTCTGCTGCTGGAGTACCTGCTGCACCAC